ATATAGAAAGGGTTATATTAGAGGTTTAAATTGTTCTTTAACAGCATTACCTAATGCTAGACAACAAACTGACCCAACATCAATTGCTTGGTATTTAGAAAAATATCAATCACCTGAATCACCTTGGGTGGTTTCTGAATTAAGAGGTAATAAAGTATTCAACTTATTCAAGTTTGTTACTATTGCTGATGGTAATGATGCAAATTATGAAGTTAAATTATCGATTTCTAATATATCATTTAACAATGGAACGTTTGATGTGTTTGTTAGAGATTTCTTTGATAACGATTCCAATCCTGTTGTACTTGAGAAGTTCACAAATTGTTCAATGAATCCAAATGAAAATAACTTCATTGCTAAGAAAATTGGTACTATGGATGGTGAGTACGCATTGAATTCTAAATTTGTTATGTTAGTAATGAATGAAGATGCTCCAGTTGATGCCTTGCCTTGTGGATTTGAAGGATATCAATTCAGAGAATATGCTGGTGTAAGACCTCCATTCCCAATCTATAAAACTAAATACGATTTCCCTGGTGAAGTAATTTATAATCCACCTTTTGGTTTATCTTCAGGTTCTGATGATATAATAAGAAGTGCTGGAGATAATGTTAGAAGAACTTATTTAGGTATTTCAGATACAATTGGTTATGATTTAGATTTTTACGCTTACAAAGGTAAACAACTTCCTTTATCAGTTTGTACTGATACTAGTGGTGACAATTGGTTATATAAAACAAAGGGATTCCATATGGATATAAATGCTAGTGGTATCACCATTGGTAATTCATTCGCGACAAGTGGAACTCCAGCATTCTATGTTGGTTCTGGAACTTTCACATCAGACCCAACAAGTGAATCAAATCCATATTACAGATTGTTTGCACGTAAATTCACTTTATTGTGTCAAGGTGGTTTTGATGGTTGGGACATTTATAGAGAAAGTAGAACAAATGAAGATAAGTTCATCTTGGGTAGAAATGGTTATCTTAATGGTTCTTGTCCTTCATTTAGATATCCTTCCGCAACTGGATGGGGTGCGTTTAAAACTATAGCTGTTGGTAATAATAGTATCGATTACGGAAATACTGACTATTACGCTTACTTGTTAGGTCAACAAACATTTTCAAATCCTGAAGCTGTAAATATAAATGTATTTGTAACACCAGGTATTGATTATGTTAATCACTCTAATCTTGTTGAGGCCGCAATAGAAATGGTTGAATTTGATAGAGCAGATTCAATTTATATAGTAACAACACCTGACTATAAAATGTTTACACCAACAACTGGTGACCAATTAGATTTGATTTATCCACAAGAAGCTGTTGATAACTTAGAAACCGCAGGTATAGATTCAAACTATACAGCAACTTATTACCCTTGGGTATTAACAAGAGATACGGTTAACAATACTCAAATCTATATTCCACCAACTGCGGAAGTATGTAAAAACTTAGCATTAACTGATAATATCGCGTTCCCTTGGTTTGCTGCAGCAGGTTATACTCGTGGTATTGTAAACGCAATTAAAGCTAGAAAGAAATTAACTCAAGAAGATAGAGATACCTTATACAAAGGTAGAATTAATCCAATTGCAACTTTCTCAGACGTAGGAACTGTAATTTGGGGTAACAAAACTCTTCAAATTAGAGAATCGGCTTTAGATAGAATTAATGTTAGAAGATTGTTATTGCAAGCACGTAAATTAATTTCTGCAGTATCAGTACGATTATTGTTTGAGCAAAATGATGATAAAGTTAGACAAGATTTCTTAAATGCTGTTAATCCAATCTTAGATGCCATTAGAAGAGATAGAGGTTTATACGATTTCCGTGTAACAGTTTCTTCTGACCCAGCTGATTTAGATAGAAATCAATTAACTGGTAGTATCTATATTAAACCGACTAAAGCGTTAGAATTCATTGATATTACTTTCTATATCACCCCAACAGGTGCATCATTTGAGAATATTTAATTGAATAAAATTTAAAAAGGGGAGACTAATCTCCCCTTTTTTATTTAACATATATTTATAATTAAAAAAAATATGAGAATATTAGTAACAGAAAATCAACTTAAATCATTGGTTGAGTTTTATGAAAAAGGTTATTCATTTGATTGGGATGACAATGTGTTAAATATGCCAACCAAAATACATTTAGAAAAAAAGTCTAAAGATACTTGGAAAGACTATGATGTTTCAACTGAGAAGTTTAGAGAAATAAGACATAATATTGATGGTGAAAAATTAAGGTTAAAAAACAATAACCCAAATGACGCATTTCAAGATTTCAAAACTGAAATTTTTATTCAACATACAAAAGATGCAATTAATAATAATGAATTCGCACCTAGTTTTAAAAAATTCAAAAAAACATTAATGAATGTTGTTGATTTTTCAATCATAACCGCACGTGGTACTAGTAAAGATTCATTGAAAAAAGGTATTAAAGTTTTAATAGATATGACTTTTTCTGATAAAGAAAAAGAAGAAATGAATAAAAATTTAAAAGAAAAAAAATATTCAAGTATTGATGATTATTTAAAAGACCAACAATTATCTGCCGTATCGTCAGATGAATTTAAAACTGAATACAAATCAACTGGTGGTGCTGAAAATCCTGAAATTGCAAAAACTATGGCATTTGAAAAATATGTTGATAGTGTTGTGAAAAAAGTTGGGGATTTGGTTGACCATCCTGAAAGAGAAGGTATTAAAATTGGATTCAGTGACGATGACTTGGGGAATATTAAAAAAATGGAAGAGTTCATCAAAAAAGAATTAGTTAAAAAGTATCCAAAAGTAAAATTTGTTATATATGATACTTCAAATCCTAAAGATGTTAAAAAGAAATATATTAATATAGAAATAAATAACTAATTATTAATATAATTAAAATTATATATAATAACTAATATATAATGTGATTTATTAATCAATAATAACTTTTCAAGTAAAAGTAAATAGAAAAATTTTCAATAGTATAATATTTATTATAAAATAAATGAATAAAATTAAAATAATATAAAATGGCTGATTTATTAATGAAAATGCCTATTCCTTATGAACCCAAAAGACAGAATAGGTTTATTTTAAGATTTCCTTCTTCTTTGGGAATAAATGAATGGTATGTGGAAAGTACTAGTAGACCTGCGATTACAATTAACGCTACACCAATTCCCTTTTTAAATACGGAAACTTATGTTGCTGGTCGTTTTACTTGGGGTACTATAAATGTAACTTTCAGAGACCCAATTGGTCCTTCAGCAGCACAAGCTTTAATGGAGTGGGTTCGTCTTCATGCGGAATCTGTTACAGGTAGAATGGGGTATGCTGCTGGATACAAGAAAAACATTGACTTAGAAATGTTAGACCCAACTGGAGTTGTTGTTGAAAAATGGATTATGGAAGGTACATTTTTAACTAATGTTAACTTTAATACCTTAGCATATAATTCAGAAGGTCTTGCGACAATTACCGCAACATTAAGACCTGACCGTTGTATTCTTGTTTATTAATTTTGTATATCCTTTACAACCAAAAATAAAATCCATATATTTATATATAAAAATATAGATATATGGATTTCCAATTTTTTATAACTAATAATAGTTCAGGTCACAAGACAAAAGAAAAGTGGTTATCCAAGAACCATCCTGAACTATATCAAAAAATACTTGATTACACATTTGGGGTTAGTTTGGAACTTTCTTTTAAAGAAAAAATTTGGTTTTATTATAATCGATTAACAGAAAGACCAAAGTGTATTACTTGTTCTAAAGACTTAAAATTTAGAGAAAGATTTGACACGCCATACGGAGAATTTTGTTCGTTACTTTGCATTAATACAAATAAAGACGAGATGCTAAAGCGACAAAAAATTACCTTCAACGAGAAATATGGAATTGATTTTTATCCACAACACCAAGACTTTGTAAAAAAACAAAAACAAACAAAGTTAGAACGATATGGTGATGAAAATTTTGTCAATATTGATAAAATGAAAAAAACCAAATTATTAAAATACAATAATGAAAATTATTCAAATATTGAAAAATATAAAAAAACTTGTCTTGAACGTTATGGATTCGATAATTTTTCAAAAACGACAGAGTTTAAAAATTTAATAATTAGAAATTATAGAGAGCTATATTCAGACTACGAAATAATTGATATTAATGGTAAACTTTTAACTGTATTTTGCGATAAATGTGACTCTAATTATAATATTCACAAACAAGTTTTTTATGAAAGAATACTTGATAACAACATTGTTTGTACCAACTGCAATAAATTAGGTCAAAGTTTCATTTCATCTAAAGAACTTGAAATTAATAATTTTATTAATTCGCTTGGATTTAATACGATTCAATCTTATAAAACAGATAAAGAAAAAATGGAAATTGACATTTTCATTTCTAAAAAAAATATTGGTATCGAATTAAATGGGTTGTATTGGCATTCAGAATTATTTAAGGATGAAAAATTTCATTTAAGAAAAACTGAGATTTCAAATTCAAATAATATTGAACTTATTCATATTTTTGAGGATGAATGGAATAGAAAAAAAGATATTGTAAAATCAATTTTAAAAAATCGATTTGGTGTTTCAGAAAATAAAATATACGCTAGAAATTGTACAATTAAATTGGTTAACTCAAAAGAATGTTATGATTTTTTGGAGAAGAATCATATTCAGGGAAGAGCAAATTCATCAATAAAAATTGGTTTATGTTATAACGAAGAATTGATTTCATTAATGACCTTTTCAAAAGGAAGG